GTAGAGGACATTGCTGAAGTTGTTCATATGTTTAATAAGTATGAAGAATTGCCCCTTGTTAGTACAGGATGTGATAGCTATGCCAGTTGGGATCCACGCTTTAAAAACCTAAGTCCTTTATTAGAAACAGATCTTATTGCTGAAAGAATTATGGAAATACTTCCATTTGGTCAGTGGGGAACCGAGCACTTAGTTATTACTGGCGGAGAGCCGTTACTAGGCTGGCAACGTGCTTATCCAGACTTATTAAAACATCCGCTTATGTCAAATTTGCGTGAGATTACATTTGAAACAAATGGTACTCAAAAATTAACAGAAGATTTTAAAAAGTTTTTAATTAATTGGCAGTTGGACGGAGCCGGCAAACCTAGGCAAGTTACATTCTCTGTTAGTGCTAAGTTAAGTTGTTCAGGCGAATTGCGTGAAGAGGCCATTAAGCCCGAGGTTGTGTGTGACTATCAAGAAGTAGGTTATACTTACTTAAAATTTGTTGTAGCCACAGAAGAAGATGCTGAAGAAGCATTAACAGTAACACAAATTTATCAATCAGCTGGATTTAAAGGCCCGGTGTACTTAATGCCAGTGGGTGGTGTTGAAAGTGTGTATGCGTTAAACAATCGTCGTGTAGCTGAGTTAGCCATGGCAAATGGATTACGCTATAGCGATAGACTTCAGGTGCCATTGTTTAAAAATGAGTGGGGTACTTAATTGCCGGTTCCATTCGAAACACAGGATTGGTATGATGCATTCTTTAGAAAAGCACAATGGAAATTAGCATTTGCTTGGATCCCGTGTCGCTGTTTGGTAAGTAATAGATGGATTTGGTTAGAGCTAGGTTATTACGGCGAAGCTGTTTGGACAGGTCCTGGTACGCCAGTTTTTGAAAATTACTGGCTATCTAAAGAAGAGTTTTTAGTATGGCAGTTAAAAGGGATATAATATGTTAGAAAAATTAAAAAGTTTATTTAAAAAGAAAAAGATTGCCGAAGTAGCACAAGAGCAAACTAAATCAGCTAAACAAATTGCTACTGATAAAGGCGAGGCATATTTTGCAGTATTAAGCATGGAACTTGATCCTAATGATATCAATAATGGCGCATTTGAATTTGATTGGAACGACAAGATGATTGCTGATTTAGTACGGCATGGTTATATGATGAATCCTAAAGATACCGATGCTGATATTATTGACCGTTGGTTTACAGCAGTATGCCGTAATGTGGTATTAGAAACTGCTGAACAATACGAAGCTATGAACAATCGTGTTGTTAAAACCAGAGATGTTGGCGATGGCAGGAGTGAAGTAAGTTGATATTTAATCATGTTCGCAGACTTACAGAAGAAGGTAAAAAAATTGGTATTACCTTTAGTACATTTGATATGTTGCACGCAGGGCATATTGCCATGCTTGCCGAAGCAAAAAATCATTGCGATTATTTAATTTGCGGATTACAAACAGATCCTACTATTGACCGACCAGATACAAAAAACAAACCTGTACAAAGTATTGTAGAGCGCCAAATACAGTTAGCAGCATGTCGCTATGTTGATGAAGTGGTTGTTTACCAAACAGAACAAGACCTAATTGACTTGTTATTAATACTACCTATTGATATTCGTGTGTTAGGAGTTGAGTATGAAGATAAAGAATATACTGGTAAACAAGAATGTTGGCATCGTGGCATCGAATGTATATTCAACGGACGGGATCATAGTTTCAGTTCCAGCAGTCTACGCAAACGAGTAGTAGAGGCAGAGACATTTAAAGCATTAAGCACTAAATCTAGCACATCAAATACTAGTGATAAATTAACCGACCCGTATACACAAACAAAATGATTTTATACATAAATGGCGATAGCCATACGACTGCCGCAGAAGCAAGTAATCAATATATTGTAGCCGGTGAAGATCCAAGATTTGTACATTTACGCACATTGCCACATCCTGAAAACTTAGCGATAAGTTGGGGTAAACTATTAAGTTTATCATTACGAGCCGGATTTCATTGCGAAGCATTTTCTGACAATACCGTTGATAAAATTTTAAAAGCTACCAACAAATGGCTTAAGGAAAAAAGTAGTGCTGATTTGATTATCATCCAATGGCCTGCTCAACTAGAAGACGAAAAGAAAATTTGGAAATTACATCAAAAGCTGAATAAACAAAAGATTAAGCATATATTTTTTAATAGTAGCCAAACTGTCAGTAATCAATTTGACTGGGATAATAATTATATTAATGATACTTACGAAGGAAAACTTCAATCAAGTAATTTGGAAACAGTTAGCCCAAATTCTAAACATTTTGGCAAGGACGGACATGTCGTTTGGCATCGTTTTTTATTAAATTATGTTATTACCAACAATTTCATTTGACATTTAATACAAACCCTGCTATACTAGTTGTATGAAATATGTTCTTATAGATACCGCTAATCTTTTTTTTCGTGCTAGACATGGAGCATTCCGTGCCAGTGATACTTGGGAAAAAGTAGGATTTGCCCTCCATGTTACTTTAATGGCTGCCAATAAAATGGCCCGCAGGTTTGAAGCGGACCATGTGGTTTTTGCCTTAGAAGGGCGCAGTTGGCGCAAAGACTTTTATAAACCATACAAAGCCAATCGTACTGTGGCTAGACAAGCTCTTACCGAAGCAGAAGTAGAAGAAGATAAGATGTTCTGGGAAACCTATGATTCCTTGACTAAATACTTGTCTGAAAAGACCAATTGTAGCGTGATACAATGCCCAACAGCAGAGGGCGATGATATTATAGCTCGTTGGATAGCGTTACATCCACAAGACGAACATGTTATTATCAGCAGTGATACTGACTTTGTTCAATTATTAGCAAAAAATGTCAAGCAGTACAACGGAATTACCGACGAATTACACACAGTAGAAGGAATTTTTGATGCTAAAGGCAAACAAGTCATCGACAAGAAGACTAAGGAACCTAAAACGGTGCCGGACCCAGAATGGTTACTTTTTGAGAAGTGCATGCGAGGCGATTCGTCTGACAATGTTTTTTCAGCGTTTCCTGGAGTGCGTACAAAAGGCACCAAGAACAAAGTTGGTTTACAGGAAGCGTATGCTGATAAAGACAAAAAAGGATATAACTGGAACAATATGATGTTACAGCGTTGGACAGATCCAGATGGCGTAGAACATCGTGTACTAGATGATTATGTGCGTAATGTAACACTAGTAGATTTAACAGCACAACCAGAAGAAGTAAAAGCTGTAGTAGATGCTACGATCCGAGAACAGATTAGTCACAAAGATGTGGGACAGGTTGGTGTAAGGTTTTTACAATTCTGTGGCAAGTACGAATTGAACAAGTGTAGTGAGTCAGCAGAAACATTTGGTAGCTGGTTAAATGAAACCTATAAAGGTGTATTGAATGATTAAAGATTTATTTTGGATCACAGTAGCATCTAGTATTGTTATTGTAATGGCAATGTTAGCTATGTGGTCAAACGATAAAACTGAAACACTAGCAACCTATGACTGCCGTATGTTAATCGGTGGATGGCACCCAGATGTTCCGGCCAAGGTTATAGAAGAATGTAGAAAAAGGAGTAGCAAATGAGTCTAGTAGCTAAACCAGTAATTGATAAACAGTTTTGGATTTTACAAGAAGATAATAATAAAATAGGTAATATAGAAGCCTGCGACGGCGGTTATCAAGTTAAGATTAATAATCAAATTGTAGCACAATATAAGACTATTAAATTAGTTGAGAGAAACATTGATGTACATTTTGAAACTGTCATCAAACCAGCAAAGAAAAAAGCTACTAATATAGTACACGGTTATCCGGCGGCTGGCCGTGTTTATAATCCCATGTGGGACGTGCCACAAAAATTACCAGTCTATACCAAAACAAAGAAAAGTAAAAGTTGGTATGCGGCAGGTTGGTATACTGTGAGACAAGGACGCCACTGGCAAGTACAACAAGATCCTAAATTAATCGTACTACAACGATACCCTTACAAGGGACCATTCCTAAACAAAGAAGAGGCACAACCAAAATGACAAATCCGTTCAGAGACCAAGACAAATTCATGACTGCTTGCGAGCAAACTGTATCAGGCATGAATGATGATCAATTTAGACTTTATGCTAAACTAATTACAGAAGAATACGACGAACTTCGTGTGGCCATTGCCAATAAAGATCAGGTTGAAACATTAGATGCGTTAGTTGACATTTTAGTTGTTACTATTGGCGCTATTAACTCCATGGGTGCCGATGGCGAAGGAGCATGGCGAGAAGTAATGGCCACTAACTTTGCTAAAATTGACAGACAGTTGGGTAAAGTACGCCGCCGTGAAGATGGCAAGATTCTCAAACCCGAAGGTTGGGAACCACCTAAGTTAGAAAACTTTTTGAAGAGAGAACATTGAGTATACATTTACAAAAATTTATCGAGCGAGTTCGTAGCAACGATGCTCGGGGCGGTAAAGACTTCGTAATGCCCATGAAGGATGCCAAAGGTATGGCTGCCGATTTAACTGAACTGTTACTCGAGCTCAGAACCTTGCAACAAGCTGCATTAAACGGCCAAACGGACCAGGTTATTGAGCTTAAAATTGACGGTGGGAAGTTTTAATATGAGTATATTATGGCTAAATAATATACTATGTCCCGTCCAAAACCTACGATCCTAGCAGAGCTTACAAACAAGCAAACATACAAGACTGAGCAAGTGCTTGCCTCGGACGGTGTATGGGCTGTTTACTTTGACAGTAAACCTGTTAATCTTAAAACTTCTAATTTATTAGTTCAATACCCTGGACCTAAATATAAAAAAGTAAGTTTTAGTAATCCGGGTCACGCTATTAATCTTGCTAAGAAACTTAACACACAATTTAAAACTGATAAGTTTAGTGTAGTACTACTCAAGCAAGGCGCACAAGTATATCCTTAAGATGGTATTACTGTGCGCGATAAACTTAAACTTACTAAAAAATTAGTATCACAACTTCCAGAAGAACGACGAATTAGTGTAGAGTCCGCAAGAGTATCGTGGTGGCATAATGTTAGGCCAACAGGCGGACTACGATTAACTTCTACTGGCTGGCTTGCTCTAGCTGGAGATCTTGATTTAGAATTTTA